CGAAAGACAGATCGGGAATGCCCAAGAACGATTTCACCACCAATCACGAAAACTCGCACATGCCGGATGGCATTCGCTACGCCATCCATACCTTTCGGCCCCTGCCGATGGAGATTACGACTCCAAAGAAATGGGACAAGTCCGGCCTCGACGTGATGAGCAAAATCTACTGGCAGCAGAAGGAACTTGCCGACGAAAAACAGGCCAAAGCCCAAAGAATGCGAAGAACCCCTTTCAATTCCACGCGAAAAGGATTACTCTCCACGCGGAGGCCGCATGCCCGCTTTCCTTGAAAAGAAACTCAAAGCCAAGTACGGCCAGAATAGCGCCACGCCCTATAAAATAATGAATTCTATCGGAGCGATGCACGGCAACCAGGAAACTCCGAAGGGCAAGGCAATGGCGAAAAAACACGCTCGGGACATAAAGGCAGGCCGTGCGAAGTGACCTGAAAATCGAAGAGGGCGGCTTCGTCGTCTACGAGAAATCGAATCTCGGCAAAGTGAACGCCTTGCGCCGCGCCAAATCCCTGCCTGATGTAGAAACTCCCATAACGCCGACCAAGGGACAAGCCTTATTCACGACTGCGGAGGAAATGCACGGGACGCCCGCTTCCTGCGTGGATTGCGTTTTTCACACTGAGAAACGATGCGCTCTTATCGGCCCGCGTATCACTATCGACAAGATCACCAAGAACGGAATCGAATACTTTCCGTGCTGCGGAATGCAGACCTATGGGCCTTCAGCGAGTCTCGGTCATCTCGCTTCCTGCGATCCCGATTATCTCGGACTCATCTGGATCAATGCCCCGAAAGTAGGGCAGCGGCACGGCGGAGCAAATTGCGGCGGCTGCGATGGCGGCGATGACTGCGACCACTATATCGTGGACGGAGCCAAGGAAAAGTGGGATAGTCCCACTGGGTTCTGCCGTGCTCTGCAAACGACTGTTGCTTGCGGCGATGTTTGCGCTCTTTGGGGCGATGATGATGAACTGGGCTGGCGCGAGGCTCAGAAAATAATCAATGACTGATACTCCCAGGACGGCGCTCGAAATGCAGATCGAGCAGGAGAAAAAAGAATTGGACGCTGTGCCCAAAGCGCCAATACACAAATTTCTCGGCAGTCACGCACGATGCCACCTGTGCGGCCAGTTGTATCATCCCGAAGAAGGAACGAGTTTCGACCAGCATACCGGCAACCCGAGAAAGAAATGCCCGAATTGCGGAGGGGCAAATGGCTGACAGTTTTGGAAAAACAGATCAGTGGGAGGAATATGACCCCAGCGAATTACGTGCCGTTGCTAGTTCTATCCTGTATCTCGCAAAGCGTACTGGCCATCATTCTGATGCTCAGGGAGTACCAACACCAGCAGATACAAAAGGGATTGCTGGATCGGCTGATGGTGAGCCTCGGTCATAATCCTTTGCCCGACATCGAACCGATAGCGGAACTCACGGGCGAATCGCGCAAGGCCGACATTGCCGAAAAGATCGAGCAAGCTGTCTCGAAAATCAAGCGCATGAAAAAAGAGTCAAGCCCGGTGAGATTCAACATCCCGAACATGCCGCAACCGAAAGCGGGAATGGGCGAGGTAAAACGTGGCTAACGCCGCATCGGGACTCATGGCCGGGATTCGCCAGTTATTCAAGGGCGCTCCGAAACCGATTCGCTCGCCGCTCGCCACTTCGCAAAGGGATATATTCCCTTCCTACCCGGAAAGCGAGAAGCCCGAAAAAAGAATCCTTTGGCTGCTCGATCAGTTCTACTATCAGAGCCAGTATGAAAAACTACAGCTTCATCGTAAATGGTTCCGAAATCACCTTTTCTTTACCGGATACCACGACAACATTCTTTCAGACACAGGGATGTCATTTGATTCCGTCGGTGTTAATCAGGCCGAGTATAGCTTCGCCGCCAACGATTATCGTGCTTACATCCGATATGGCGCTGCCATGTACGTTCAAACCGCCCCGGAATTCGTAGCCCAACCAACGAGCGCAGACATCGAAGCGCAGGGCGTTGCCGAAGCCGCCCGCGCAACTCTGTCGATGATGAAGGAAAACATCGGCTATGACGCCGTGCGAGCGATGGAAGCAACGAATCTCCGCATTTATGGAAATTCCTTCCGGTACGCCTACTACTCTGTCGATCCCCGCTATGGATTCGTGACCGCTCCGGTCTTCGAGGATGTGGAGGTGCAGCTTGACGCGGGAAGTTGGCAATGCCCGAATTGCGGAATGGGCGGAGAAGGTATTCAATCTGTTTGCCCTGCGTGTGGCCCATCTGCGCCAATGCCGATTGAGCAAACTCCGCCCCAGTCAGCCCAACTTCCAAAACTCGTTGGTAAAACCGCCTATCCCAAGGGACAGGAAATCTGCGAAGTAGTGTGGCCGTTTGAGGTCTACGTCCGGTCGAGCATAAAGAATCTCTGGCAGGCTCCCTATCTTTTGCGCGTCAGGATGGTCGATTCTCCGTCGCTGCGTTCGACATTTCCCAAAGCGGACTTCGGCAGTTCCGGCCATGACGCATACGGCTCGACGGAAACGGTCAATACTTCCGAGGACATCGGCCTCATTTATCAGCAGGCGATTCCCGAACTGCCGAGCGATCCGACGCAATATCCCGGATGGTACGAACGCGCCGTAACGCAAGCCAAGATTTGCCTTGTTCAGGGATGGATCAGGCCGAATCAGTATTTCTTCGATAAGGAACTCAGGGAGAAATTTCCAGATGGACTCTACGGCGCAAAAGCAGACGACTGCCTACTCGAAAGCCGCAACGAGAGTATGGACGACCACTGGACACACTTTAAGCATATACACGTTGAAGGACGCTTTTGGGGCGACGGAGACGATGATCTTCTTCCCGATCAAATGCTCGTGGATGAAGTGGATCGACTTATCCTTCGGCATGTGGACTATAACACTCTCCCCGTATTGCTTGCGGATACACAAAAACTGGACAAAAATAATGTCATCAACGATGCCGGATACATGATTGAGGTGAAAAACCTTGGACAACGAAATTTGGATCAGGTTGCGAAATGGCTACCCGGAGGCCAGCTCTCCCCGGACGTATGGAATTGGAGGGGCGCGAAAAAGCAGGACATGCAGTTTCACTCAGGTATCAGTCCTGCTTCTATGGGACAACACGTTCCCGGAATTGATACGTTCGGCGGACAACAAACCGCTATTTCTCAGAACCAGCAAATGCTAGGTCCGCTTCAACTCATGTACCGCGAAGAAGAAGAAAAGTGGGCGGGGCAAATGACCAAGCTCGCCTGCGAGAACTGGCTCGATGATCGCATCCAAGCAGCAATGGGGTCGAACGGAATATGGGAGTTCAAGAAACTGCGCGGCGAGATGCTCAAGCCTGGGAGTTACGTATGGAAGGCGTCGATCATTCCACTGGACCCAACCAAGCAGCAAAGCTTTACGCAAGCTATCGCTGCTGGCGCATTCAACCCGCAACTCCCACAGGTTGTGCAGCGCAAGATTCTGGAACTCTGGCAACTTTCTCCCGATCTAAATGACTACAACGAAGACGCCAAAGTGCAGCAAAAAGAAATCGAGGGAGGCAAGCAAACCGGCCAGTTCCCGCAACCGATCATGGGCGTGCAAAACGATCAGGCCCACATCGCCACGCTGAAACACTGGATGAATTCCGACGATTTCGAGTCGCAGCCTCCGCAGGTGAAAGTCGGAGCGCATACGCATTTCATCCAGCACATTCAGAACATGGCGAACTGGATGCAAGTGCAGGGCGCAATGCAGGGAATGCAGACCGAAGCCGGAGGACAGCCGCAGCAGGGGGGCGGCGGCGAGCAGCAGAATCCCAACAATAACGCGCAGTTCCGGCAAGAGCGAGCGCAAAAGGGACAGCAGGCGAAACCGCATCAGCCGCAACCGCCCGGGGGTAATCAACATGCTACTGGACCAAGAGGTATGAGTCACAGCGCTCAACAAAAACGAAGGAATGGTCACACACAATGATTACTTGGGCTTATATCGCAGGACTTTTTGATGGTGAGGGAACAGTAGATTTGCGAGGCAATCAACGTGTTGCCATCTATCAGAAAGCCCCTGAATGTCTTAGGATCGTATCTGAATGGATGTGTGAGCATGGGGTGAAATGTGGTGTGACAACTCGCAAAACTCCCTGAAAGACGAATTTCTTAATTATCAGTCAAGAGTCTGCCTTGCAGGTAAGTGGCAAAGCAAACATACGAAGATTTCTTATGGAAATCAGACCCTACGTTCTTTTTAAGAAACAGAAAGTTGAAGATTGCTGGCGATTTCTTGTCATATATCCGGCCATTGATGTATCGACAGTCGGGAAACTTGGCCGTGCCAAAAGTGGCAGTAAGTATGGAATGGGATGGCATGGAAAGATCAAAATAGACCCGATCACTAAAAGATTTATCAAATCCGCTTGACAAGGGGCTTATACTCTAACCGATGGGAACTTCCCCAAACGTTTCATTTTCGGAACTGGAAGCTGCTGTAACA